GTTTCTCCTGCCTTTTCGTAATCTTCAAGTGTTAGTAGTTTCATGGGATGACCATCCTAATGCTTCAGCGACTATTGGAAATTGACCTGCAAACAAACACTTACATTCCTTTGCAATGTCCATGTGTTCTTTTTGCGTTCCATGAGCAGAACGCAAATCTATGTAATGGATCCATGAACGAACTGAACCCGTCATATAGATTCTGGTGGGTGTTGCTAAAGGAAGCACAAACCTGGCACATTCTTTTGCCACACCACGTGAAAGCATCTCACGATAAAGATCCATACCTTCATCAAAATGTTTTTGAATTAGGATCTGGAGATGTTGTCTCTCAAAGGGATCAATATCATCGATACTGTTCTGTCTATTCTTAGTATCTTGGCGACGAATATCAAACATAGGAATTCTGTCTGCCAACATGGAACTGTCAGCGTAGCGTTGTGAAAATTCCTGGAAGGTAAAAGACCTATGCCTCAAAATTTGTGCCGCCAGTCCCCTGGTGGTCTCTATCTCAAGCGTCATGAATGCCTGCTCAAAGACGCTCCAATGCTGGTGTTTGATGCAATAGGATAAAAGACCCGCAACCTTTGGATTATCCTGATTGTTTGGGTTGCTCACCCTTGCCACATACCCCATGTGCTTCTCGGCATCAGGGGTAACACTAATAACTTTAACTTGCATAGTATGCTTGATAATATTTTACAATGCCAGATGAACTGACGTGACCTTGGGACACCCAATCATGACAACATGCCTGGATACTCTCCATGGTGTATTGTGGTTCTCCATTTTCTTTAGTCAAACCACCAAATTTATTCAAGAGAATTGTGTATACTACTGAGCGTAGTTCTAAACGCTCTTCGTTGTAGCGCCAATCTTCGGTCATTTTTTGTCCTTTTTGGGTTTGTTGCCCCATAGTTTTGGATTAATCATACCATACATGGTTTCTAACGTCAAGATCTTTCCACCAACAGGTTTCAAGATGTCATAATAAGCGTCAAAAACTTTGACTACTTTTGGACCAGCAGCATGGTCGTAGTGAACCTCACCATCAATTTCATACACTACCAATACGGCATTGTATGGCCATTCTTTCTTATCAATATTTTCTGGTTTACAGTCATGAGCAAAAACTACCACGTCATACTTAGAACGTAGTAGTTTTCTATCATCTTCTGTTAGATTGAAATTCATTGATGAGTTGTCTGATTCGTTCTTCACAGAATCCTGGGTTTGATAAGGTGACTCTGTGGAAAGTTTCTCTGTCATTCTGTTTCTCTTTAATGCACTTTTTAATCATGTAGATCACTCGTTGTTCATTAACGATGTTGACCATAGGATTCATTCACTCCATTTAATTTCGGGAAACGCTTCTTTAACTACAGCATGAGTAATTCTAAATTTAGATTGAAGGAGACCATCTTTAACGAGACAGACAATTTCTGCTTCGCTTTCGTGGAGACCTTCGAGTAATTGAATGAACAATTGCTCTCTCTTCATTCGAGTTAAAGAATTTGCACCTTTAATAAATCTCCAGAGATTACGATACTCTCTTTCAAGAACTGTATGCTCTGTACCAATAGGTGCATCGTTCTTTTCGTAAGGTACTTCACCTTCTGGAAGATCTGTGTTGATGCCAGGATCATAATTCCATTTCAAAACTGAGCGAAGTGCTTGAGTGTTGTTCTCCTTAAGGATTTTAATCTTCTCAGTTTTGGTTTTGGCATTAGATGCCTTTTTAATAACTTCAGAAATCAATAGTTTCATGAGTAATACAAAATGTCGTTTGTGATTATTTAGTCGTCGGCAAAGGGATCAGTATCGAAAGCATCTCTCTGATCAAATTCTATACTGATTAGTTTTGCTACTTGGAATGGAATTGGATTACCTTCTTCATCCATCATCTCAGGATGTGGTGTGTAGGATACTTCTTCTGTTGAAATTGCTTCTTGAACCTCCTCAACAAATGTAGCGTAGTATGCATGAGCAAACCACCCAAATAAGAATCCAATTAGTGTCCCACCAATAGTAATTAAAGTTGAAAACACTAGGACTGTTGATAAATCCATTTTCTTTACCTCCTCTTTAGGATGAACCTCTGGTTCAGGTTCCTTGGATGTTAACCTCTTACGCCTCCTCCTATTAAGCATAAACTCGTCACCTCTATTTAGAGAGGATAGTTGACTTTCGCTTTCGGGTTTTACTCCCAGGTTTTCTGCCTGGTCTTCTTTCTTGTTCATACTTCCATGAATCAGTTAGGATTTTGTAGAGATAATCTTTGATCTTTCTTGCAGTAGGTTTTGAAAGATGTCCATATGCTTCTTTGGAGATCTTATCTTTGCCTTTAATGTATAGTTCTAATTCAGTTACAACGCTGGCAACATTTGCAGCAGTAGAACTTTCAATAAACTCAGTCATATCTCTACGAGTAAACTTAGAGGTCTTGACATAAGTGTAAAGGTTGAATAGAAACTTTCCCTCGAAGGCAGCATCAATTGCTCTTTCGACAAGGACGTAAAGTTCTTCAGTGTGTTCCATCAGATAAGTTTGTTTTCTTGGAAGTAATGCAACGTGTCTTTGAATCCACCAATGTGTTTGGTGTTAATGGAGATCTGAGGGAACGTTGCATCCTCACCAAACTCAGCAATGAAATCTCTTTTAGTAAAGTGTTCTTGATATTTGTATTCAGTATACTTGACATCTAAATTGTCGAATAACATTTTGGCACGTTCGCACCATTGACAATTCTTTCTTGAGTAAAGAATTACTTCCATAACCTCCATAGGAATGACTGTATATATGATAGCATGAAGAAGCAGGGTAGTCAACCCTGCCTTTAAATTAATCTAATTCCCAACAAGCAGATCGTGCAAGTTCGGGATTCTTTTTTAATGCTCTGTGAACATGACCATGCACATCCTGTTCTAACGTATGATGTGCTCTGTTGTGAATGATTCCAATCATTCCCAGAGACCCAACAAACAGTAAGTTCACCACTGTGACTGGGTGAAAGATTACTTTAAAGACCTTTGCCATAAGCATAAAAAAAGGGACCCTCAGGTCCCTCTATTATAGCAATGCTGTCAAGTATCAGAAGTTGTACTTCAGACCCAACTTAGCACCGTATCCACGGTCAATGTTGTCATCGCCTGAACCAACGAATGAAACCTCACCATAAGCACCGAGTGCTTCGGTCAGACCCAGACCCAGACCTGCTTTGCCAGAAGGAACAGTGTCACTCTCACCACCGTCAGGACTCAGCAGAGTAGCACCACCCTGAACGTAGTAAGAAGCAGCGTCACCAAAAACACCTTCGTAGCCAACGTGAAAATCTGTGGCAGCACCAGAATAATTTGAACCAGTCCAACCAGCATTGGTTTCTACGTTAACGTAGGGACCTGCAAGGGCAGCACCTGCAGACATAGAAAGAGCAGCAGTAGCAGCGAATACAGATTTGATCATTTGAATTAATTCCTCTAAGTAAAAGTACAATTAACTGTCACATGTGACAGTTGTTATATATGTATACAAAATGTATACATGAGTCAGGTGTGGATACCCTGACGATGGAAGAAGAGGGATTTGAACCCCCGAACGCTATTAACGTTGCTGGTTTTCAAGACCAGTGCCATCAACCACTCGACCATTCTTCCGTAGGAAATCCTTCTCACTTTGATAAGGATGTTTGTTGCCAGACCAGATCTGATAACCTTCTACCAGATCAGGTACTAACCACTGGTCAATACGATAACAGTATTTCCAGTTAACGGGTTGGATGCAGTTCATTACAACTACGTTCCAGAACGCTACCAGGTGGATTAGAAGTGTCTTCATTCCAGTGCCTGATAACTCCCGATATAATAAAGGCATTCGTGACCAAGTAGGAAACGAATATGACAGTTCTCACACTGGCAACGTAGTTGTCGTATGGTGCTGTCTTGTCATCGGAAAAACTCCCTAAGGAATATTTCCAAATCTTAATCAGGGTATCCATCATCGTCATCTTGAAAAATAGGACGACACTTTGTGATCTCTTCATACGTGGTGTATGCAGATAGATCAGAATAGATCTCCGATTCTAGTTCGCTGGTGAGACGTTTAAGATCGCTCAGCAACGCCTTTAATTTTACTCTATCCATTGGCATTTGTCAACCCCCCTGTTTAATGTAACCAAAATCCTCCAAGTATTTACGAGTTAATGGTGTTGGTTCATAGATCTCCCACATCTTGCCTGTAGCACAGGCAGCAAGAGCATCCTTAGTCATGTTCTCAGTCCTACCTGCCCATCCTGCTTCTGCCTCCCAAGGCACAGCATGTTTGGGGTAGGTTCTTTCTGCCATCACACGCCATAGCATAGGAACTTCATCTTCAGGCAGGATAATAGCAATCATGTTATTATCAATGGTTCCTGCCATGCAGTCCTGTGCAGCGTGCCATCCTTCATGTCGCATGACTTGCATCAATACACCAGGTTTACCCATGTAATCCTTGTTAAGGAAGAAGTTATTACCTACTGTGTGGTAGACACCACGATGTCCAATAGGAAAATACTTACTGTCTGCTAGAAACACCTTAACTCCGACCTGGTTAAGGGAGACAAGCATGTTGTTGAATTCGTTAGCAACAAAATAAAAATCATCAGTATTAGGATACTGAGAAGATACATCAAGTAAACTGAAAACTTCTTCGACTCCATCTGTACACTCTCGTAAAAGCATACACCCCATTGAGTCATTAGTATGGTAACCCTTGGTGATCTTAGAGTCGTCTGCTAGAGATGGTAAAGCGATTGCCACAGACGCTGCAACCGCTGCCATAAACCGTTTCATTGTAACACTCCGTCAATAAATTTAATTTTCATTCTGGGAAAAGGAGCGTACTTAGCATCCCATTTAGAGGGATATACCTCAATCTCTCCAGTAAAAAGAGTTGGTCTGACCTTACCATGATTACCATTAGGAACTACTTTCCAACCCATTACTGGATGAATTTCAAAATCTGCAGTGCCTGAATAATCAATTTGAAAAAACTGTCCTAAAGGATCAATCCAATAGGTTGCCATTATGCTCTCTAAATCTTTAGTTTGTAGTTCTTTGTTCCAAAATCCTGGTCCTAAATCATAGGAGGATCTAATGGTATCAAACATTCCCATACTAGTCAAGTACCTCTACCCTATCTAGTTGACGTGTTCCTACCAGTTGGAACCATACCTCTCTCAAGGTTTCATAGTCATCAAACTTCATTGCCTTTCTGTTTTTTAAGATGAGTTTGTATCTATGGCGGTCGTAAGGACCATCAGATGTTTGAGTGAAATAGGTCATGGTTTAGTATAAAAAAAGAGAGGGTTAGAACCCTCCCAGATTACTTCCTTCACACGGAAGTTTTAGTATACTACAAGCAAATGGTTTTGTCAACCCTTACTTGGTGTAAGTTTTTCCACGATAGCAGAAAGTCCCGTGGGTCTCCTTGTTCTCTACACAACGTGTGTCATATTCTACACCACGATATGTGGTTGCATGAATTTGAGCATCGTGTAGACGTGCTGCTTTCTGGATCTTCTCACGAATGAGTGTAAGTGTGTTCATGAATTTACTCCTGAAATACTAGGGTGGTTTAATCCCCGTTCCTTCAGTCGTTTGCGTCCCACGGACAATGAGGAGTTGCCTCCTGAATTGTATCAACGAGTTC